GAAGTCAAGCTGCATCTGGAATTTAAGGTCTTTAGTACGAGTGTCAACCGGGTTAGGCTGCTCTTCAATGTGAATGTCTTGCTTTGTACGCTGGAAACCGAACTGTAGACCATCTTGGGTTGCCCCAATTGGATCCCAATTATCTGCAGTTGGCCATACAACGCCAAGCGCTAAAGTATCTGCTGGAAGTACGGCTGGTGTATCATCGTCAGCCTGCTTCATAAAGCAAGCTGCCTGACCAGTTAGAACATTCCGTCGATCATAAGTAGGAGTGAGGTAATCAGTTGGCATTGGTTACACCTCCTTGGAAAGTAGCTTAATACGCCCCTGCTTTGCCGCCGCTTTGGCTGCTTCACGCTCGTTGGCATCCATTTCGACACCCTTAGGGGTAACGTCAGGGAAATTGCCATCGGGATCGTGGAGAGTATCGACGTGCCATGGAGTTTTTACTACGTAGCGCTTGCCACTGTTATCCTCGGCAGTTTCGTTCTGCTCTGGTTCAGTCATTACGCCTCCTCATTGAATCGCGAGGCCAATAGCATATAGTCGGCAGTGAACTGATACCGAGACTGTTTATCAGTAATCGGCATCTGCTTTGGTTTATTCACTGCCCTAGAGTCGGCAACCCAGATGTTACCGACTACATTACCTTGACGAATTACCGGCATCATAGCTCTTTTGGCTTGTTTATCGATAATATCGTCAATTACCATCGTGAACAGCTCTGCATCTTCCACGGATTCAGAACGTCCACGAGTTTGTATCCGGAATGGTACCTCTTCGAAGTATCCATCATATTGGTCTTTACCAGCACCAACACGAAGAATTGTGGTACATCGATCAGGCATATCCGGTTGCCTAGCAATGGCTACAAGGAATTTGGGCATATCTGGATGCTCATTAATCCTTTGCTGTAACCATACTCCAAACACGTCTAGAGTTAGACGTAAATTTTCCATAACTACTCCTTCCAAGATTCATAAGGAGCAGCTTGCGGCTTTTCAAAGACATTGCCGCCTTCTTCTTCAACATAGAGATTAGTAGATTGACGCAGAACATCGAATTGCACAGGAGCGTAAGTCTGAACCCAATCCTCGAATTTCTGGACGGCTGCGACAGCGCCTTCCTTAACATCAGGAAATGCTTCAGCTAACTCTTCTAGCATTTCTTCTCGTCCTGCTTCAAATGGTGTTTGCAGATAATCGGGCATACCACCACGAGGGTGTCGATAATATTGCCTTTGGTGTTCGGCAGCAGCGTATGGCTGATGCACATTGGCTCGCAATGTTAGCTTTCCATGGCCAACTTGCTCAATGAGTTCATCAACCTTTTCAGAAAAGTCACCAGCCATACGCTACCACCTCGCAAATGGGCCAAATAGATTAAATTCGTTAGAATCAAAGAGTTCGTATTGATATTGATGGACAATTAGAGCGCCTTCAGCATTAGGGTCGGAACGAACGCTTGTTAGCGTCTTATCACCCTTTTTCAGCTCTTGCAGTGTTTGATTCGCCATATTGTATCGCAAGATAATAGGCATGTTTTGACTGTCATACTCCCGTGACTTCCGGTAGTTGAGGTCAGTCCGGTATGCCGCAATATCTGTGCAGATACTCTTAATTAAGAATGGCACAGGATCAAAAGGCACCGTGTAGGCGACTCTTAACTCCGAATCAATCATTGCGGAGGCGCTATCTAGTTCGTATTGGATTTGCTCTTCGGACAGGTCGGCTGCCGTCCCGCCCGTTTCAATCATGTCGCTAGAAAGAACGAGACGAACAGTTGCGACGTCCGAATACCCCATTAGTCGGTAACTTCCTCAAGAGACTTTTTGAGGCCAGAGTTTAACGCATCAACGGTTCCCTGATCCAGAGTTAAAACATCACCTTTACGATAACGCTTGTAGCCTGTCTGCTTACCGTTATCATCAAAAACAGGACGCTGCCACATGCGAGCTAAAAGGCGAACCTTGACTCCGCTACTAGCTGTTTGAGTGGTAGGGCTAGCAGCCTTAGGAGTTGAATCGTCAGCCATTTTTACACCTCCGTTACTGTCACATTGTATTTCTTGCCTGAATCCAAAAGAGGGGCACTGGCTACAGCATTAGTAAAATTAATTGGTGTTTCTGTCATATTTGCAAGAAATTTATCTAGTTGCAGAGTAATACTAGGGTATGGAGCACTAGCAGGAGTAGTACCAACTGTGTTTTTGAGCGTTGAACGTCGCTCTTCATAGTTGATAGATGCATTGGCAGTAGAAGGATTGTTAACGTATAGTTTTTGTTCGACTGCATTCTCTACAACTACACAATTGTCTGCTTCGAAAACAACATCCCCGCTAGCCATTAAGAACCATCTACCTCGTCTGAAGGAAGACCGTTAATACCGGTAATCCAAACAGCAGAGTAAGGGTTGTCAACGCCCATTGTAGAGATACGGGTCATGTTTGAACGCCAAGACTCAGTGTCTTTGTCCTCGTAAAGAGGAGTAACACGGAATGGGCGCTCATCGGAGATAAAAGCAGTCTCACCCTTCTGTAGAAGAAGAGCCGCTGAGGGATTGCCGTCCGCATCGACTGGCATTTCAAAGGACTCAACAATGTTAAGACCAAAGAAACGACGTGGGAAGACGAACTTGTACCGTGGGGATTCAGGTACCTCAGGAGAAGCCATGAATACACGGTTGATCTCGTCGTTGTCAATCCATGCTGAAGTAAGAGCAGGGTGAACAACTAGAGTGTCAGCGTTGTAATAGAAACGCTCATCTTCGCTGTAATCACCATGTGCGCTAGAAACAACGTACTTGGCGTTTGCAACGTCCTTACGAATACCGGTAGTGGCATCTAGCCAGCCAGGGCCAGGGTGAGCCATATCGGCACCTGCAGTAGATGAGATAATGTGCTCAATGCGGGGGTGAGCCGCAAAGGTTTCAAAGCAAAGCCGGTCAAAGCTAAGCTTCATGGTGTTGATGGCCTGCTGAGTATTCCGAGCAAATGTTGCCGAATCGTTCCGGTCAATCATTTCCTGAGACATACGCACACCGTAACCACGCTTGGTGGTTGCGCGAACGGTCATACCGCCCGTGTGGAAGTCTGTTGATGGAATCTCGCCATACTCAGCGATAATGTCAGGCTCAGTGTTAGCGAATAGTGGCTCTGCTTCGCGGAAAGCGATGGCGCCACCAATTGCGGGTGGCCCCTTGCGGCAAATGTAATCCGCAATGAAGGTGTTTAGCGCTAGTTTATATGCAACCTGCTGAATCCAGGAAGGATTCTTACGGAACGCATCAAGTGTATAGCTAGTGCTAGATCCGGTTGATACTGAAGGAATATTAACTGGAGGCATCTTTTACTCCTTTCTTAAACTCGACCTAGACGGAGACGGAAAAGAGCTCCGGGCGCTGCTGGCGAGTGGTGAACCGAGATACCAACTACGGCCCGACCGCCAACCATTCCTGTAGTTAGTTTCCCTGGTTTGCCATCGGCAGTAACAATCTCGATGTCATCACCAGGATTAACTGTTGCAGTACCAGCGTTAACAACTTCGTAAACGCCCATGTGAGCAACCGCGACAACATGGGGCGTTGGGTTGTTAATGGGTACGTTGGTGTAAGCAACAGCAGACTCTGCAAACTCTTCACCAGGAACTGCATCGTACTTTGCCATTCCGAGTGAGTTAAGAGCGCCAACACCGGCAACCTTAACCTTTGGAAGAGCGCCAGTAGTGGTACGAAGAGCAGCAGCACCGTCATAGATTACAAACTGACCACCAACTACGTTAACGGTAACTTCGTAGCTAAGTGGCTTATATCCAGTAAAACGCTCAGTTAGAGAAGCCATACTTCACCTCCTTAGAAAATTGGGTTAATCCACTCGTTGATGAAGCCATCAGCGAATTCCTCAGACGCCTTCTTAGCAGTTTCCCGCTCATCAGGAGTCTTTCCGTGGCCCTCTTCATCAGAGAGGTCAACGGTACCCTTGGCTTCACCTAAAAGCTTCCGGATAATTTCACGTGGATCGGCACTCTCACCATCAGAAAGGTTAATGGTAGGAGATTCGTGAACCGACATAACGCCATCACAGAGATTAAGCATTCCGATTGGAACACCAGCGTTAACAAAACGCTCACGCTCTGTTTCCCACTTAGACTTAGCTACGTCATTCTGTAGCGCAGTGATTCGTGGGTCTTCCGCTGGCTGGTTGTCAGATAGATTAGTGTTTGGAGTTACGTCATCGTCATCCTCTTCGGCGAGGATTTCGTCGAGAAGAGCCTCACCATTGTTAAACTCAGCGAGATCAGCCTTAAGCTTATCTAGCTCAGTCTTAGTAATGGTTACATTGTCGTCATCCCCAGTTTTTGGGGTCTGAGTATCTGCGGGTGCTGGTTCAGTAGTCGTCAAGTCGTACACCTCCTCATTTTCATCATCTTTTTCCGAAAGGGCAATGTGCCAAGGATTCATTCCCTTAATTTTGGGGTTCAGAGTCCCAACAACGTGACGAAGCACGTATTTATGCACGTTGCCACTAGAATCAACGTAATCTGGCTTGATAGAAGCGCTAACACCTAGCTTTTGGTTCTTTTTAATCAAATTCATGCCTTCATCGGTGAGCTTAAAGCCACCCATTAGGCCATTTTGATTGTCAACAACCAGTTGCGCAACTTCACCACGATAACGCTGTGGATCCCAATTACGATCTTTGGCTAAATCCTCTGGCGTATCGTGCTGATTTGCGTCATCCGCTAGTTGAAAAGCAGTCTGATCGAACACATGAGCTTCGTGAGACGCCTTAAGGCTCTCTAAAAGCGGACGATCAAACTTCATTTTCTTATCCCCGTAGACAATTTCTTTGTTCATGGGGATAATTTGCTTCCAAACTAAGCCATCTTTGGTATTTGGCTCAGAAAAACTAAGCGGCAGGTTGATTACCGTCATTCTTCCCTCCCTTCACCTCTGTTTTGATGAAGTCGTGAACTTCAGGAAGTGATTTGACGACCTTATTAACGGTGCCATCCATCTTGTAAATCTGATACCCACGACCAAGGCGCTTAATTTTAGTGCTATTATTTGGCAGAGCAAAACTCTGGCCAATTTGAAGGTTGTTAGCTACAGCGATGAATTGTTCTGGTTGAGGCTCAGGAGTAGGATCTTGGTTGGCATCAGGCATTGCCTGTTCACCATTAGATTTGCCTTTTTTGCCAAAACGACCGCCGAATTGACGAGGCTGTGATCGAGTTTTACCTTTTTGGGCTTTCTTTTGTTGCTGGCCACCGCCAGTTACGTTAGTTCCAAAATCTGTTGCCTCGTCATCACTAGCTAAATTGACTGTAGCACCTAGACGTATGGCATGGCTTCTGATACGAGTACGAATCTTAACACGAGTTTCAGTGGGGTATTTGTGTCCATGCACTTTAAGTGCTGCTGCGGCAGTTTGTACGTCTTTCTTACTTGCTAGCACCAGCCTTCATCCCCTTTAGGCGCTTTGCAACACGCTTTGCTGTCTTCTTACTCATGGCTCCTTTCTTCTTAGCAAAAGCCTTCATGGCTCCATGAACTTCGTTGGTAGTAACAACAGAAGACTTAACAGGCATGTTTTTCCTGTTTTTATTTTCCATTACATCTTCCTTGTAATCAGGATCGTCTTTCTTCGGATTTGGGTCTGGCGGGTCATTTTTCTTCTTCTTTGGAGGCAGTGCCATTACCATCCCTCTTTCTCTAGGTGTGAAAATGCCATTAGCGGCCATAGCTGACGAAGAGCATCATCGTAAGCTAAATTCTGGCCGTATTCAGCATCGAAATTGGTTGGATCGACAGGAGCTGATTTGCCGACAAGAAACCAACCATTATCAAGCTTTAATACAGCAATAGTAAGATGTCCACGATTAATATATTCAACATTAGTAACTCGCGCTTTAAGCTCATCTAATGTAATGCGAAAGCCTTTACGTACAGCTTCTGATGCAGCGTCAGTTGCTTCTAAAGATGATGACACTATTTCTTTCCTTTCGATCGAGCTTTCTTTGCTTCCCAATCCGCAGTAGCACTCTCATGTCGAGCTAATGCAGCTGGTCCGTCTTTTTGCTTACCGTGAAATTCAAGCTCTCCACCTGTTGACGCTGCCAATTTATTGGCATTAATTGCCGTGGCGATACATCGAGAAAGAGGCCATCCGGGATTTTTACGTTTAATAGCACGCGCTCTAGCTCTGACGTTAGGTGGAAGTCCGCCAACTTTCTCAACCCAATTCTTTTTAGGTGAACGATTGAGCGAACTATCGTCATAGAGGTTGATTACATTGTCATTAGTTATACGGGGCAGTTCGACCACCGCCATTCGCTACCGAACCCGAACCAGCTTTGGTTGGGGCATTACCTGCATTGAAGGTATTCTTGTTAACTCCTGCATTCGGATTAGGGATTGTAGTATCGCCCATAACAGGTTGTCCTGGTTGTGCACTTGCTGCTTGCTGAACCATTGCCGTAGCAGCTTGAACTGTTCCAACCATTTGACCCATTGGATCGTTAGGGTCAATGTTCTTATTGTGCTCATCAAATTGAGCTTGAATCTTAGCTGGATCAATCTCCATGATGTTAGCAACTCGAATTGTCAGCTCTTCAAGGAAGGCAATTGGTAGCTTGCCTGCTTGTGATGTCTGAGTTAGCGCTGAGAACATAGTCATAATGCTGTCTTCATTAGCCTCGTTTAGAGGCCCAAACTGGAAGTCAGGGACCACGCCGTCTGAGCCAAAGTTGTACCGGATAATGGGAGCGTGAATCCCGTTTGTGATAGCACGAGCCATGTCACGAGCGACATAACGCCTAATACGAAGATATAACTGAATAAAGTTTTGAGAAAGAGCATACGATCCACCCGCACCAGTTGCACCATTGCCACCTAGACCAGAGAACTTGTCTACCATTGAGGCAGACATTTCATTATCTAGCCAGGAAATAGCCGTGATGAACTGATCGGCGCCTTTACCACTAGATTCTAGTGTTTCAATTTCAGAATCAGAACCAATACCTAATACGTCTCGTGATCGAAGAGTGGCAACCTTGCGGGCATCGATTCGTGCTTGCTCTTCATCCTCATTACGAACGATTGTTTTGGGTAGACTTTGCTGTTCCAGAAACTGATACCAGAGATACCGAATCTTTTGCTTAGTAATCCAGCACCAATAGGGAACTTGCATCGATGAAATGCCGTTGATTGGACTACGCCATTGACCGTGAACGTAAACGAAAGCTCGTGGTCCATAAATTGGGATATATCCATTAGCATCTACCCGCTGTCGGTAAACTTGTTGTCCATCAGGGCCATAATCAATCATTGGTGCCTGACGAAAGCCCAAAACTTCAGAATTGGCCGCATTTAGCGCCATTTCGCAGGATTCGGGTGGACGCCAACTGATTTTGTCGTAAACGTAGGGGTGCTTCGGGTCGAGATCGCTAACCTTGAAGGTTTTCTCGAAATATACGCGCTTAACGGTCATTGCCCACGTCATTTGAGCTACAACAGTCTCAATTGGCGTTTTCATACCGCCATTGTGTTCATTTGCGCCATACATCGTACGCAGGAACTCAGTTTCGCCTTTATCGCCCTTTTTACCCTTGATTTCCCAAGGTGCAGCGATGATAGGGAAAGATAAGAGTTGCTCAACACTGGCAGCATTGCCATCAGTGTCAATCATGCGCTTCATATCATCAATATTAGGATCGTCATAGGTAAAGGCCATACCATCTTGGTAGCCTGTGAATAGTTGATTGTAGCTAAAAGATGAACCAATTTCAGGTTCAATAGGTGGCGTATTACCAGGTTCGTTGATTTTATCTAGATTATACTTCCTAGTTGAACCACCAGGAAGATTAGGTAATGGCGGAATAGGTCCAACACCTGTTGGCATTCCTTGTGCGCTAGGTGAGACCAATTCGATCCCTCCATTCATCGTCTAGGTTCCAGCTAACAGCGCCTCCATCAACTTTATTTGCAGTTGACGTGTCATCAATCCAACTAACTGCTGCACCTTCGACAGAATTAATCGTGTGAGCGCGTGACCACCAAGCCATAATGGCAGCATCAGCATAGTCAGTTGAACGGTCTAGCCTAAGTCGAATATCGTCCTTGGATTCTACCTGGATTTGATCGTTAAGAACCTGCTCCCACTTGGGCGACGTAAGATCGCCTTGTAGTTTCTCGTTAGGCGGAAAAGCGATAACTGGATCTTTCGATGGATCCAATGCCTCACGCATTTTCCACCAGGCAGCACTTCTAATACGGGTGAATCCAATTTGGTTAGAAGAGTCAGTATGTTTAGTTTTAGCTCCTGCATTAAAACCTTCGACGCGATAACCACGTCGTTTGAGGACGTCATATACACCAGAACCAATACCGGTCATGTCGATGACTGCCTTGTCACGTTCTTTATTCATGCGAGCTTGCACGATGTTGGCTGTGTCGATTGTGTCCATCATTGTGAACTCTTCGAAATTTGTGAGTACGTTTCCGATCCGAGTACAGACTACAGTCTTATCACTACCATAGCGAGCCACGTCTACGCCAAAAATCTTTCTTGGTGGTGGTGCATCTGGGTGAGCGTGATTATAGGTAGGCATATCCATAAACATGTTATAACGCTCGAAGGCTTGTAAAACCCAATTGATAGGACAAACAGTAAACTCGTCAGTCTCTGGGAATTCGCCCTCAACCTTAGACTTCCAGATGGGCGAACCTTCACCCCATTCTGCTTTAGCTGTTCGCAGATATGAATGGTCAACAAGGTGCTCACGAGCTGACTTAGTTACTTCTTCACCAGAAAAGTTAGGAGTATCCCAAAGCGAAATCTTAATGGTGTTCCAGTCTGAGCCTGCCCTACAAACATTGGCGAACTTAGAACCTGGATCATCTGGGTTACCAATAGCAAGGATTCGGCAATGCTCAGATGTCGTGTTAGTGATTGCCGCGTTCCAAAGCCCAGCGTTAATACCGCAAGCTTCGTCAAGAATAAATAGAACGTACTTGTAGTGAACACCCTGGAACGTGTGAGTTGAATAGTCTGCTGGCTTTCGGCCCTGGCCAACTAGAGTCCCATTGATAACCCAGTTGTCTGATTGCTGAACTACACCAGGCAGCTTTGCTTTACGCCAAATGTGCCTAATGTTTTCCCACATAACGCCGTGAACCTGGTTGAATGATGGTGCTGTAGTAATTACACGGCAGTCGTCAGATGGATGAGTGTCAATCCACCAAGCTGTGAGGATTGCAGATAGATAAGTCTTGCCTGATGCGTGGCATGATTGGACTGCAGTGTATTTGTTGTCGTGAATCGATTCCAAGATCTCACGTTGCTTAGACCATAAATCAACGCCTACAATTTCTTTAGCCCAACTGACAGGATCAGTAGGCGTATCAGACTTTGCAAAGGTTTCTGCCAGTCCTTCAAACAGATTACCAGCCATTATTCTCCTAAGTAATTAGCCAAATTGCACGACGAAGCATTCCTTCCAAGATATAAGACGGCATTCCTGTTTTATTTGACAAGAATGTTTGCCCACCATTGTCAATTGTCCTCGTAGCTGCTACAATGAAGTATTCTGTCAACATTTCGCCGTCATCGACTACTGTGTTAAGGTATTGGCGAATGTTTTCATCTAATTCATCGGAAATTTCAGGTGCGTCGTTCACATTATCCAGCTTCCTGTGCAACTCGCTCGAATTCTTCTGCCATATACATGCGGACTTGCTCGATTTGTTGCTGTTCAAAGCCTGCTCGTGTTAGAGCTTTGGTTACTACGCTCTTCACGACCTCTTGAACCATCTTATTTACGTTAACAGACTGTGCATCGATGTTCAGTTTAGCTACTGCAGTGACCGCACGGATCGTTCGGTCCATTGCACGCTCGTAAACAGCAACAAAGCTGTGAAGCTGTTCTGCTCCGGCTTTGTCTTCATAGCGGAACTGCTCTGCCGAGAGAGCCATTACGGCTTTCCATGCTCGATCTTGCCAGTCAATTGCTTGGTCTAGAACGTCTGCTGTCTTGTCGTAGATGTTTTTGTTTCGTGCTGCTGGTAAGTTTTGTGCCTTTGCTGTATCTACTGCAGTGCCAAACGGCTCATCTTTCTTCTCTTCCGGCACGAAGCTAGGCGTAAATGCCTCACTCGCGTCAACAATGTTGCTAAGGCTTTTATCTTCTCGTTCATCTAGTGCTCGTTTGCGTGTTTTATGCTCATCACAATAACGATAGCCTACATCAGTTTCTTTTCCGCAAGCTTCTTTAACCCACTCTCCTTTGTCGTTTTTGATTGTCTCTTTGGCTACGCAAGATCCCATCGAAATTTGCCTAACTGACGATCGTGCCCATGCATGCATGCAGGCGTACGTACCTGCCCGCGATATACCATAATCCCTTTCCCAAGTTTATACTAAATGGGACGTTAAAGTAGCACTACCTAATAACTTTACAGCTTGCACTTGATGAGGCTTAAGTTCAAAGGTTGATGGTTGCTGGCCGATAGTTGATGTGGCTTCTTTTGGGTCAATTAGAGTTGGTGGTTTTCCACCGGTAATAACTCTATGCAATTGCGCCACGGTCGACCTTTACTACTCGGATAAACTTGACAGAGAAATTCGTTTTTGCCCCAACCAAGCATCACTCCCATTACTCAGAGTATCCCAACCAACGCTCCAATCAATTACTTGCAGTTACCTCAGAAACCGTAGTAATCCTTTTCAGTTAACCTATGACCGCTCTTGACATCCCTCCTATATTTATCTTTCTTTAGTTGCCCTCCGCTCTCTAGATATCGCTTCTGAGCAATAGCCCTTTTAGTCCTTCCCATCATCACGGCCATTTCATCATCAGAGATAGAGCGATCAAGAATTACTCGGATTTCTTCCGTAGTCCACTCACGAAACTTAGGGTTCATACTAGCCTCTTTCAACGCTTTCTATTAGATAAAAGGTCCCACACAATAGCCACCAAGACGATCAGACAGACACCCACAACTAGGCTCACCTGTCCCTACTCCTGCTTTTTATCTCGCCTCTCACAGCCTCTCCCCTCTCCCTCGCCCTACCGCCTGCCTACCCACATCACGTACCCTCACAGGCTCGCTCAGCCCGCCTGCCAGGCATTCCTCTATGGTATGCTATGCACACTCACTACTCTAAGGAGGTGCCATGCCGCCTAAGGTTGTATATTACACACCAGAAAAGGTATCTCGTCTAGCTGGTTGTGTAGTTCAGACTATCTATCGTCATCTAGAGCACGATAAATTCCCTAATGCACGTCGCATTGGACTTCGCAAATGGATTATCCCCGAAGATGACGTCATCGAGTATCTAGGTTATAATCCCAACGAGACCGAGGTCTTGATTATTAAGTAAAGGGGGTATTATTTTGAGCGATACCCCTAAACTACGCTCTATACAAAAGCCAGAAAGAAATCCTCCACGGAAATCTAACTTAGTCACAGGCGATTGGCTAGAAAATCAAGTTTTCGCTGAGTTAGAATGGACTATTCCAGGCATTATCCCAGAAGGTTCAACACTCCTTGTAGGACCACCAAAAGCGGGTAAGTCTTGGCTTGTTCTAGGTCTCGCTTTAGCCGTATCGTCAGGAACTGAAGCTCTTGGTTGTATTCCAACATTGCATCCTCGTCCAGTTCTAGTATTAGCTTTAGAAGACGGTCACCGTCGGTTTCAATCTCGTTGTAGGGTAATTCAAGGATCAGGTTCAAAGATCCCTTCCCTTCTTTCAGTTATTACGGACGTGAAGCCAACTGATCTTCTCGACGAGATAGAAGATTTCCTTTACCACCATGATGATGAAAAGCCCATGATTGTATTAGACACTTTGGGTAAAGTATTGCCACCATCTGTTGCAGGTGAAAGTGCCTACCAAAGAGACTACCGTATCGGTTCTAGTATCAAACAGCTAACCGATAAATACCCAGGTTCATCATTCGTCTCTATTCACCACGATCGTAAGGCTGAATCCACAGACTTTGTTGATGCTGTCTCTGGTACTCATGGTCTAGCTGGTGCCGCTGATACTATCATCCTTCTAGAACGTGATAGGCAATCAGCAGATGGCATTCTTCACGTAACTGGACGTGATGTTAACGAAGCAGAATATTCTATTATTTCTGATGGTGGACGTTGGGAGCTTAACGGCACTTCTCTAGAAGATGCAAGCACAGCAAGTACCATCCAACACTCTAAAGCTGGTGTCGGAGATAGATCTCAACAGATTGTTGACTTTATCGCTAGCAAAAGCCCTGCAGCTAAGCTAGGTGACATCAAACGAGAGTTTGGTGAACAAGCCAAGGTCAATCTTAGTCGCCTAGAGAAGAAAAACAGGATTATTCGGGTTGGCGTAGGTGAATATGCACTTCCTAACGTGGGAAAGAATAGAGTCGTTGGATGAGCAGTTTCACCTACAGTGTGCAAGTGCAAGGGTGAAACAGCCCTGACCTGCGGGAACACCTACGTACCACCCTCCCCGCTACCCCTGAAACAAGTGAAACCGTGCAACTAGAGCAGGCTGCTCTATCTACTGATTCATATATAGTGAAAGTGTGTAATTAAGTTTCAGGGTTTCAGTAGTTACACCCCTAGCCCCTGAGGAGGGCCATGATCCAGCCACCGCCCGCGTTAGCCAGTGCATTAATTGACGCGTGCCCTACTTGCAACGTATTTATTGAGCCTATCGTAGTTGATGGCACCTCAGACACACCAACTGCAGGTTATCACGACACCAACGGCCATGTTTGGTTCGTTGAGTGGAAACGTTCTTACTCTAAGGTCACAAACGACCCTTCGTTACCAGTAAATGTGGTACCAGCTC